GGTCTTTTCAGTAGCGATTGATCTAATACAGAAGGAGCGATGCGTCGATATTGAACTCACTGCAGTCAAAACTACATCCGATGACTCAGCTAGGGCAGTTTTAGCAAAGCGCGACTCGTTCTTTTCTGCGCCTACGATCCACACTGATTACATCAACCTACCCGTGTCATTAGTACACCATGTAATGATGAAGGATTCTGAAGATAAACCCATATTTTCGGATATGATCGCTGAATTTAATAACGTCGTAACGGGACCCAGTGGCATGATACCTCAAACGTTTGTCCATGGTCATCTTGCAATTCAGCCACTTAACGGCGATTCTTTCGTTGACGATCTGATTTCTGTATTATCCTCAGCCAGGATGTCTCTAACTTGGGGTGACTCGATGGATTTGATAAGATCAATATATGATGCTAATTTAGTATGTCTATGCCAGCGATGGTTCCTTACCGCGCGCGAATTGGATGGTTTATTCGATTCGGGCATTATACCTCAGACTGATGAACAACTAATAATGGGGAAATTTTGCTTCACAAAAGAGGCCAAGGCAAAGCTTATCTCAACACTAAGAGATGATGTCGTCGATGATATTGAATCTGGTGACTTGCACATTCTCGATGGTTTGCGGGCATTCAGACTCAAACGCAGTGGTCAGATGCCAAAGACGCGCCTCGTTATGTATGATGGGCCAATCGAACGTTTACAAATAACGATCGCACAAATCAACGCTGCACGCAAGGTTCGAGGTCGTAAACTGGCCCTATTGACTCGGCCGATGCACCACACAGCGCGCATGTCGGCTAAGAACCAATTCATAAAGGTCATGTTGGGGCCAGTACCTGAGTTGGAAGGCAATCGAGCACGACTAGTCGAATTACTACCCGATGCGCCTGATGCATTTATCATACATACTAAACCCCGAACTAGCGACTTGAAACCTTGTAAAATGGGCCAAGTTATGCACTATCCTGAAGAAAAGAGCTTCAAGAACATATTCGCGAAACGCGTGACTGGTGTAGATTTTGCAAGGCGACTAAAACCAGACGAGGAGCAGTGCATTAGCATGAATTTTACTGACCTTAAGAAAGAATACAATAGGCAACACGCTAAGAAGCAAACGTTAGGTGTACGGTATAAAGCGCCAGGAGGTAGACCACAGACTCGGTTTGCTAATGGCAAAGTTCTCAACCAGTCATACACATTTTCGTTCAATCTTGATCTACCCGATATCGCACCATACGTCGGCAATTATACGCAAGCAGGGCAAAGTTTCCCGA